TGCCGAGGGTATTCCATGTATCACGTTTGGATGTTGGAGGGCCAACTTCACCCAGACGTTCAAAGCCGACACCGGAAATAAGAAATGGACGCCAGCGGAGGAAATGGCCCACATTGCTCGGGTGAATGCTGCAAAGCGGCTTCGTGACGAGGAGATTGAGCGGGATCGGTCAGTTGCGGCCAGTACAGTGGAGACCATCTGGAGCCAAGGCGCAACGGCCACTCCGGATCACCCATATCTGAGACGAAAAGGCATCCAGCCTCATGGCGCCCGGGTTACGGGGGATGGTCGATTGATGTTGCCCTTGTTCAGCCCAGACGGTGAGCTATCAAGTCTTCAGTACATTGATGACAGTCACGGCCAGGGTGAGAAGCGGTATCACACTGGCGGCCAAACTGGTGGCATGTTTTGGATGCTTGGCACCCTTGATGAACCCGGCACGCTGTACATAGCAGAAGGGTTTGCCACGGCAGCGACGATTCATCAAGTCACAGGTCGTCCTTGCGTGGTTGCTTACAGCGCCAGCAACTTGATCCCTGTCACTGGTTCACTCGTTGAGATGCACCCCGGCCAGAAAATCGTCATTGTGGCCGATCACGATGCCAGTGGCGTAGGCCAGCGGCATGCAGAGCAGGCCAGCGCGAAATATGGGGTTTTATACGTCATGCCATCGATCAAGGGGGACGCGAACGATTACCAGCAAGCAGGCCATGATCTAAATCTTCTTCTTACCCCACCCCAAAGCAACATCATCACCAAGCTAAAGGCCGTCTTCGGTAATGAGCTAGGCACAGATTACGAAGCACCAGATGAGCTGATTGAGGGCCTGCTAGTTATGGGGTCGTTAACCGTAACTTACGGCGACAGCAACTCAGGCAAAACGTTTTGGGCATTAGCCATGGCCGCTCACATAGCCATGGGCCGTGAATTCTTCGGCAGGAAAGTAGATCCTGGCTTAGTGATCTATCTAGCAAGCGAGGCCCCCGGTTCCATTCGCTCTCGAATGCAGGCCATGAAGCGGCATTATGAACATGACTTGGCTGATCTTGTAATGGTGCCGTTGCCCATGAATTTTTACGATGGTGACGAAGATGCCAACGACGTAATAGCTCTTGTCCAGGCCGTCTCAGAGCTAAAAAGCAAACCAGTTCGCTTGATCGTAGGCGACACCCTAGCCCGGATGAGCGCAGGTGCAAATGAGAACTCTGGCGAGGACATGGGGCCAGTGATGGCTAGATTCGACAGAGTAGCCCAAGCCACAAAAGCCGCAATGCACATCATCCACCACAACGGCAAAGATCAGGCAAAAGGCGCAAGAGGATGGTCAGGCATCCGCGCCCACATCGACACCGAAATAGAAGTGACCGAAAAAGAAGGCATCCGCTCCGCCCCAGTCACTAAGCAACGCGAGCTACCAGGCAAAGGTGAGGCAATCTATTTCCGTCTCGAAGTCATAGAGATGGGCACCACGAAATTCGGCCAGCCCGCGACCACTTGCGTTGCAATACACGACAAAGAGGCGTCCGAATCAAAGCCACACAAAAAGCCATCTAAACATGATGAAAATATGAGGACCATTGAAAGAGCCTGGAGTAACTCAGGAAAAGAAATGAGAAATGAAATGCCTTATATATCTAGGTCAGCCCTTCGAGAAATGCTTGTAAACGATGGAGCATCCGAAAGAACCGCCAAGAACAAGACCGAAAGCAGTAGGGCCGATGGGCTCATTGCACCAATGCTAAACGCTGAAATACTAGAGCCATTTGAGCATGGATGGCGCGTTGTTAACGACGTTATGGCAAGCGGAATGCTTTTGCAAATCGCCCCTAAACGCCCCTAGGGGCAAAAAGGGGCAGGGGCAAAAAAAGGGGGAAAGCATTGTTTCACTGCCCCTAAACGCCCCTGCGCCCCTACCCCCTTTCTATAGCAGGGGAAGGGGCAAAGGGGCAGGGGCAGGGGAATGATGCAGAAGATCTTGGGGTGAGTTGATTTGATTCTATAAACCCTATATGCTTTAGGTTCAGAGCAACCAAGGAGAAAAAAATGGGGAAGATGTATGCAGGTAAGGTGCCGACTCCAAACGAGGACTGGAGGCTTCTTAAAACGGTTCCAAACCCATCTGATAAGACGAGCTGGATGGTGTTTTGCAAGCCTCAAGAACATACGCAAGATTGGGTGACCTATAAGATCGTGGCAAACGGTAGGGCTCAACACAAAGCTAACTATTGGTTTGTTAGAAATTCCTCAACAGGACAGATAGGATTCGCTAAAGACTTCGCAATCATGAGGGAAACACGACCAGACTTACATGCTCAAGTCGAATCTTTGTTGAAACAAGTTGGGGGGCACTAACATGAGTGATGATGGAAAAACTACACAAGAAATTGTCAAGAGAGGCCCGGGGGGGCCTCAGCCAGGGTCGGGACGTCCCGCGTTTGTCCCAACGGATGAGGAACGTGAGTTGGTTCAGAAATATGCTGGCCTGGGGTTATCTCAAGATCAGATCAGCGCGTTGATCCGTGATGGTATTCATCGAACCACATTAATGGAACACTTCCAGCGCGAACTAGAATTAGGCAAAGCAAAAGCCCACGCGAAGGTGGGAGGGAAACTATTCCAGAAGGCGATGGAGGGAGATACTGCCTCGCTTATATGGTGGACTAAAACTCAAATGCGCTGGGCAGAAACTCAGAAACACGAGATAGTACATACTGGGATCAGTATTACTACCGCGCTGGAGCAGGCGAAGTCACGGCTCATTGAGCAGAACATCATTGACGCGACCGTGATCGAGCCTAGAAGCCTCGAAAAGCCAGCGGATGGGCAAGGGGAGGGGCAGACGTAAAAAAAGCCCCCTAAGGGGCTTTAAACGCGTTTCGACTGGGTTGAGTAGCGGTCTATTAAGACCCAGGCTTTGAAGACCATGTGCCTGTCTACGTGGGCTTGGTGGTGGATGCCTTTTGCCAGGCCGATCAGGGCTTCAATGGCCTGGCTATAGGTGGGCAGGCTGGCGTTCGCCAGGAGCTCATCGGCTTGCTGTATGGGGCTCATGCTGGTGCCCTCTCTGTCCACCTGAAGCCGCAGGCTGTACAGCCTAGGCGACGCCGTTTGCCTTGTTTGCATTTGCGAGTCTCCAGCACACGGCCTGGGGCTTGACACTTCGGGCAGTAGCTCATCGGTAAAACTCCTTCTCAAGGATGTGGGTGGGAACGTTGAACTGGATCGAGGTCAGGATGACGGCGATTCGGAAGGGGTGGCCGGCCTTCAGCAGGCTCAGGAGGTGGGACTGGCGGGTCTGGTGCATGTTAGAAGTACATCCCAAAGACAAGGCCAGCGACGACACCGATGGCGACCGCGAAGGCGATATCGAAAAATTTGCTTTTGTTCATACGTGCTTTCGTTGATGGGGCCGAGGCCCCTGGGTGGTTAACTTGGTTCAATCTCTGAACAAAGGCGCAATCAGAGACACCCCAAACATGTATGCCTCATGTCTGGCAGCTTCCTCACTTTTGAAAAAATACTTGCGACCGCTTGAATAGACAACCGTCCAGTGATCGAAGTGTTTTTGATAAGACATTCTGCTCTCCAGGTTCTTGCAGCATTCCGGGTTCGTGTCGCTGCGATATGTGCACAGTACGCCCACTTTTCCAACAATGCAATAGCTTTTTTGCAACCCCGAGTGAAATAGTGGAACATTCTTCACGCTGCTCGCCTGCCTGCGCCTGCGCCTGTGCGCGCCTGCGCCTGTGCGCGCCTGCGCCTGTGCGCGCCTGCGCCTGCGCCTGCGTGCGCCTGCGTGCGCGCTCGCTCGCGAGGGGGGGGGTAGGGCCCTGCGCGACCGGTCACGCTGTAGCCAGACCCCACCCAAAATTTTATTTTTATTTTCATGTAATTACAGCGCAAGCTACACTCCTTCTATCGAATATTAACAAGGGGGTAAAAATGAGGATAGAAAATGATGGCAATGTTTTTCACTTAGGTGGATGTTTGGAGGTGTTGCGGGCTATGGCGAGCGACAGTGTGGATGCTGTGGTTACTGATCCGCCGTATGGTTTGAGTTTTATGGGTAAGAAGTGGGATTACGACGTACCGGCGACTGAGGTTTGGGCGGAGTGTTTGCGGGTGTTGAAGCCTGGTGGGCATTTGTTGGCGTTTGCTGGGACGAGGACACAGCATCGAATGGCGGTGAGGATTGAGGATGCTGGGTTTGAGATTCGGGACATGATTGCGTGGGTGTATGGGTCGGGGTTTCCGAAGTCGCTGGATGTGTCGAAGGCGATTGATAAGGCGGCGGGAGCGGAGCGGGAGGTGATAGGCCTTCGTGACACAAAAACAGGCATGAACAAAGATACAAACTGGGGGTGTTCAAGCCCTCGTATCATGGATATAACCGCGCCCGCCACCGAAGCTGCCCGCAAGTGGCAAGGATGGGGGACTGCGCTCAAGCCCGCATTGGAAACGGTGACTTTTGCCTCAAAGCCGTACCCCGATAAACAGGAACGGAATATAATCCTATCGAACCTAATTCGATTGGAGGCCCG